GGAAGCCAATAATAAGTGGGCTTGGGGCTTTATGCTTACTCTTGCCGTAACTATTATTGGATATATAATTACTAAAATAATTTAAAGGAGAAAGAACATGAAAACAATTGATAAAGGCACGCTTACACGTACAGTTTTGCTTTGGTTAGCTATCATTAACCAAATTCTAACAGCATTGGGTATTAATCCATTGCCGCTTGACGATAATACTGTTAGCACTGTAATTACAACAGTTTTTGCACTTTGGGCATGGTGGAAGAACAACGACTTCACTCATGCAGCAAAAAAAGGAACTGAACTTACTAAAAGTTTAAAAAATGGAGACAGTGTTCAAGTAGTTAAGGCATCTGATTCTGACCACGAATTCACAGAAGGAGGCGAATAATGTCAAGTATTGAAAATATGATTGCTTGGATGCAAGCACGAAAAGGTAAAGTTACTTACTCAATGACATCGCGAATGGGGCCGAACAGTTATGATTGCAGCTCGTCAGTGTTTTTTGCCATGATTGCCGGTGGCTTTCTGTCAGCTGGTTCAATGGGTAATACTGAAACCTTGTTTGGGATGTCAGGAACAAAACTGAAAGAAATCAGTCGAGGAGAGGTGCAACGTGGTGATATTTTTATCTCAGGTACTCCAGGAGGTTCGGCTGGTTCAGATGGACACACAGGTATTTTCCTAAGCAATGGTTCATTCATTCACTGCTCTTATACTCACAACGGAATTGCGGTAGATACGAATGACGCTTATATGAGTACTCGCTTGCCACATCACTTTTATCGAATTGTTGGCTCAGGTTCAGGGAATACTGACAACAAGCCTCAAATGGTTAAATTAAATCTTGACGGCCAATTTGGAAATGCGACAGCTAAACGACTTCAAGAATACTTTGATACAGCCGGAAAAGACGGAGTGATCAGTCACCAGTACAAACAAACCTTTAACCAAAATATTTATGCTGCACAGTTTGATTCATCACTGACAGGTTCAAACGTGGTTAAAGCATTGCAAAGATTCTTAGGCATTGGCCAAGACGGACTGTTTGGCCAAGGTACAATTAAAGCACTACAAAAGCACCTTGGAACCACACAAGACGGAACTATTAGCCCAGTATCTGATTCTGTTAGAGAATTACAACGTCGATTAAATGCGAATAAATTATAAAAATTAACCCTGACTTCTGTCGAACGTTTTTCTTTGTTCTCGTTAAGAAGTTTGCTATAATTAATTTCTAACACTGATCCCCCTTAATTGGGGGTCTTTTTTTGTTAATAAATGTTACTGTTTTTCTTAAGATAAATTAGTATAATATCCTTATCGTAAATGCTATTCCAAATACAAATACAAATAACTAAGTATTTCTGGAGAGATAAAGCGCCCTTTTCCAAAGCGAGGGCGTTTTTCTTTACAAGGAAAGCAGTAAATTGTATAATGATCCTACCTTTTAAATTAAAGTTATAAATAACTCCGAGAACATCGTTTTGACTAAGTGACGGTGTTTTTTTATTTGAAAACGAATACAAAAAGTAGTAGAAT